CCCAAGGCTGGGGAAGGCGACAAGATGCGTAAGAAGCGCGCTAGCTTTAAAGCGCGTCACGCAAAGAACATATCCAAGGGAAAAATGAGCGCGGCCTATTGGGCTAACCGTGTGAAATGGTAGTGCCATGCTTGCTGAAATTGCTGCCGCTAATGCGGCATTCCAGGTCATTAAGACTGCGCTAGAGAATGGCAAGGAGCTCTACGACGTAACCGACCACGCAACCAAGTTCTTTGATAACAAGTCAGCTATAGCCAAGAGGGCTAATCGTTCGGGCAGCAAGGACGACATGGCTTGTTTCATGGAGATGGAGAAGATCAAAGCGCAAGAGGAGTGGCTCCGCGAACACATGATCTACGCTGGCCGACCTGACATGTACCAGGATTGGCTCAAGTTCCAAAGCGAAAGGAAAAGAGCGCGTGCTAAAGCCGAGCGCGATGCAAAGAGGCAGCGAGACGAGGACATGGAGCTCCTCGTGATGGCTGCTTGCTGGTTGGTCGGGACGTGATTGGTCTTTCCGATCTTAATTTTCATTGGCTTAAAGTTATTCAAGGTGATCTGACTATGGCTAGAACTAACGAAAAGTTGTGGAAACGCATCGTTGCGGCTGTAAAAGCGGGAACAAAAGGTGGAAATGCTGGCCAATGGAGTGCCAGGAAGGCGCAACTCGCCACACAACGCTACAAAAAAGCAGGAGGAGGCTATAGCGGTGCAAAAACCAAGGCACAGAAGTCGCTCTCGAAGTGGACCAAAGAGAAATGGGGCACCAAGAGCGGGAAGAACAGCACACAGGGTAGCAAGGCTACCGGCGAGCGGTACTTACCGAAAAAAGCCAGAGAGTCCCTTAGCAAGAAAGAGTACGCCGCGACCTCTCGCAAGAAGCGGGCTGATACGAAGGCTGGTAAGCAGTTTTCGACGCAGCCTAAGAAGATAGCTAAGAAAACGGCTCGACATAGATAGTGGTTGCATTGTATTAATACCTATACTAATATTCTATATACGTCCATCACTACGATATGTGATCGGCCCGTAGCCGTAAAAAACGTATTCGCCTACACAAGGCGTTAAACCTGTCGAGGTCGCACCTCGTTAATAAGCGCTAGTTCGTTATCCCACGATACGGGAATACGGATTAGCCGCTCCTTTAAGTCGGCTAATAGTTGCAGTTCGCTGCATGTACTTTTACGTCAATTTATTGGAGGCCCATCATGGCTTTAACTAATTTCGGCACCTTGACTGGTGACCAGCTCCAGATGTGGAGCCGCGACTTCTGGAAAGTTGCTCGCAACCAATCTTTCATCAACCAGTTCGCTGGTACAGGTTCTAACGCAATGGTTCAGCGAGTAACTGAACTCACTAAGAACCAGAAAGGCACAAAAGCAAACATCACATTGCTCGCTGACATGACTGGCGACGGTATCACCGGAGATAACACTCTGGAAGGCAACGAAGAAGCACTCCGCGCCTACGATATCACTATCGAGTTGGATCAGCTCCGATTCGCTAACCGCATCGCGGGCCGCATGACTGATCAGAAGACAGTCGTTAACTTCCGTGAGCAGTCTCGCGACGCACTTGCTTATGCAATGGCTGACCGCTGCGACCAGTTGGCGTTCTTGTCTCTTTCCGGTGTTGCGTACACTCACAAGAACAACGGTGGTCTCCGCACTACCTCTGGCTCTGCTGGACACGAGTTGGTTGACCTGGAGTTCGCTTCAGACGTATCTGCTCCTACTTCAGACCGCCACTTGCGAGTAAACGGAACTGGCTTGTCAGCTGGTGACACTACTGCAGTAACTGACTCAGACACAATCGGTTATAAGCACATCGTTAACTTGAAGGCTTACGCTAAAGATAACTACATCCGTGGTATCCGTGGTGCTGGTAACCAGGAAACATTCCACATGTTCGTTACTCCACAGCAAATGGCTGCGTTGAAGCTCGATGCTGACTTCATTGCTAACGTCCGTAACGCGGGTGTACGTGGTGCGTCTAACAGCTTGTTCGCTGGATCTTCTAGCCTGATGGTTGACGGCGTAATGATCCACGAGTTCCGCCATGTGTTTAACACTTCTGGTGCTACTACTGGTACTTCTGGTAACGCTGGCGCAGCTGGCTACAAGTGGGGTGCTGATGCTGACGTTGTTGGCGGACGCGCACTCTTCTGTGGTGCTCAGGCTCTGGCACTGGCTGACATTGGTCTGCCCGAGATGGTTGAAGATACCTTCGACTACGGCAACCAGTCAGGTATCTCTGTAGGCAAGATCTTCGGCCTCCGTAAGCCTAAGTACAACAGCGACATCAGTGGCTCTGTACAGGACTTCGGTGTTATCGCCCTAGACTCTGCTCAGTAAGACAGACGCCCCCTCTTCGGAGGGGGTTTTTACTTCTAACAGAAGGTAGATGACATGGCACTCCCCCTATTAGGCATTGCAGCAATGATTGGCCGAGCAGGCATAGCCGCTGCAACCAGGAAGTTTGGTAAGAAAGCCGTGCAAGAAGCGGTGAAGAAAGGCGCTAAACCAAGAGGCGCTACTCGCAATAAGCCTGCCCCAAAGGCGGCTCCTAAAAAGCCCGCAGGCACCAAGCCGCGTGGCGCTACTCGCAAGAAGCCCACAGCAGCTAGTAAGCCCGCAGCACCTAAGAAGCCAGCTACCGGCGCGAAAAAGCCGCGCGGTGCGACACGAACAACAGGCCGAGCTGCTCCAAGCCGCCGAGCCGGTACAGCCCCTAAAACAACTCGAAACAGAACTGGAAAGGTTATGGCTGGAGCTACTGCTGCATCTGTAGCTATACCAATGGCATCAAGTGTCATTAAGGGCGGCGATAAGCCCGTCAGAACTGTAAAAACAAAAGGCGGTAACTACCCCGTCTACGCCAAGAAGTCCGACAAAGCGGCTTCATTCAGGAAAGCGTTTGCTGCCGCTAGGAAGTCAGGCAAGAAGACCTTTACCTGGGACGGCAGGAAGTACAACACGAAGGTGAAATAGGACTAATCATGAAGATTGTTAGCAGCGAAGCACTACGAGTAGCGACCCTTAGCGGGGCCGTTATTTTGTTTGAAGCAGGAGTTCCTAGAGAAGTTGCAGAAGAGATTGGCCTCATAGCGATTCAAATGGGCGCTAAGGAGCTAAAAGGTAGCCACGTTGAAAAGGTCGAAGTAGAAGAACCTGTAATTGAGGAAGTTGTTGAAATCTCAATTCAGCCTGATGCCGACCTCGTCACGGTCTTAGAAAAGATGATGGACGAAGGCGATCCGAAAAACTTTAAAGCAGATGGTTACCCCAAAGCTGCGGCAGTTAACAAGGCAATGGGTAAGACAATCGACACTGACTCCCGAGAAGCAGCTTGGGAATCCATTCTTAACTCATAGGTAAAATATCATGGCAGTCACAGTTCAAAGCGTAATTGATCGAGTACAGACCGTACTCCAAGACACAACCGGTGTTAGATGGCCAGTAGTGGCTGAGCTAGTGCTGTGGGTTAATGACGCCCAGCGCGAAGTTGCCTTAATGAAGCCAGACGCCTCAGCAAAGAACGAGACTGTTACGCTTGTAGCAGGCACTAAGCAGAGCATTCCCACCACAGGCAACCGCCTTCTCAAGGTAGTGCGCAACATGTCTGCCGCTACTAATGGCACTGGCAAGCGTTCAGTTCGATTGGTGGACGCTGAGGTTCTCAACAGTCAGACCCCAGACTGGCATGACCCCACTGTGTCTGGCGATGCCGCGCATACAAACATCATCAAGCACTACGTCTACGAGGAATCAAATCCCAGGAATTACTATGTCTACCCTGGCGTATCTGGTAATGCGTACCTAGAGATCATCTATTCATCGAACCCGACTACAGTTGCCCAAAACGGCAACCTGTCGATCCCAGATATCTTTGCAAACGCAGTGATGAACTATGTGCTCTACATGGCTTACATGAAGGACGCAGAGTTTGCAGGTAACGCAGATCGTGCAAACAACCATTTCCAACTGTTTACTTCTTCTGTAGCAGGGAAAGGCCAACTCGACGCGATTACTAACCCGAATATCGAACGAAGACCAACTCAGCAGATGGTGTAATGAATGGCGATTTCTTACGAGGCGCTACTTCCTGAGGTTCTTCCAATGGTCCCAGGTTGTCCCGACACTTTAGTCGAGAACAACGTGCGCTCATCTGCGATCGAGTTTTGCCAGCGGTCTAACGCGTACCAAGCTGAGTTAGACCCCGTTACGACGGTAGGCAATATTTTTGAATACGACCTTGAGCCACCCTCTGGCACGTCTGTTCAAAAGATCTTGTGGGTTACGCACCTGGGTAAGGACATAGAGCCTATTACCACTACTCTACTTGAGCAGCGGCTACCTAAGTGGCGGGAGAACAACGGAGTTCCTGAGTATTTTGTTCAGCAAACTTCGTCAACTTTCCTGCTTGTACCGATACCTACATCTACTGCAGTGAGTAGCACGATCCTGCGAGCGGTGCTGAGACCTACTCACACTAGCACGTCGTGTGATGACGCAGTGATGTCTGACTATCGGGACACCATTATTAATGGTGCTTTGTTCCGTCTATTACGGATGCCCAACAAAGAGTGGTCTGACCTTCAGACTGCTGGCGTGTATGGGCAGCTATTTACTAAGGGTATCGAGGAAGCGGAGCGCAGGTCGCGCAATGCAGATACCGCAGTGGCTAGGAAGGTGAAGTATGCAGGCAGTACAGCTGGAGCTGGGCGGACTCGGCGTAACAGATACGGTCGGGGCGGATAACCCCGTCGAAACGGATATCACCTGTAACGCCCACTGGGTATTACCGGCGATACAAGAGATTTTGAATGCGAATCCAATGCTGACGTTTTCATCCGGTGATGTATACGCAGCATGCGAAGCCGGAGCAGCGACACTCTGGACCACCGCAGATGGGCTCGTAGTT